CTAGCCACTAAATCACGACGGTATTTAAGAAACTCAGGATCTGTATCCAGTCTATTTTTAACCTTTTGGTATCTACGCTCTTTGTTATCTTGGTGCCATTTTCTCTGGGTGTCTTTGCTCCACCTAGGGTTATCAAGATGGTATTGACGAGTTTTTGTAATTTTACTTTGAGGGTCTTTGGCATACGATTCACGCAAACGTTGGTTGTTGCACTCTTTGCAGTACGTCTCTACGCCATCAGGTCTAGCCTTGTTTTTATGAAACTCAGTAGTAGGTTTTTCAATGGAACACCTGGCACAGGTCTTTACACCCACTAGCATACCAAAAGTCACTTCTTACCCTTTTTCTTCTCGCCCTTTTTTACATCTTCTTTTTTAGAAAGATGTTTACGTTTTGCACTCTCGTACTTCTTCTGTGCAATCTTTTGACGACGGTCTTCTTCATGCGTCTCAACAAACTGTCCACCAAGTTCTATGTAACGACTGTGCACCCAGTGACTTGCTCCTGGTGAAGGATACGTCGCGTACTTTGCCTTAGCCTGTGCGATGATCATCTCGTACAGTTTAGGGTTAGCAGGCTTTTGCATTTATCCTCCGTAGATAACTCGATAGCCCCCACACTAATGTAGGGGCGTATCGATGTCAGGCTTAATTAGTCGTTAACGACTGTTGCAGATTGACGTGCTGTATTTCCGCCTGAACGAACTGCAGTCTCGATGATTCCTGCTGAGTAATCGTTCATTGTTCCGTGAGCAAACTCACCGAGGAATGTAGGTGCTTCGACCCATGAGGCTGATCCAACGTGTGCACGCTCTGAGAGAGTCTCTGCAGCAGTCTTCTGCCAAACTGGGGCGTTGCGGTTTGGACGTCCTGGCATTGTTGCTTGACCAGAAGCCATACCTGTTTCAAAGTCATTTGGAACGTCTGTATCTGTAGCGATACCCTCTTCGAAACGAAGTGGTCCGCGACGCATTGCGTTGCCTGCACCCTTCATCTCATAGTTCTGAGGTGAACGCTCTGGAAAACGTGGGGCTGGTGAAATTGTCATTCTTACTCCTTAAGGATGTATTGAGGAAGGCCTTTCCTTAGTACATAGTTTCTACCCTTTTAGAAGCAAAATGTTGTTTAACTAGAAAAAAGGATTACTAGAGATGACTACTTCGGGCATCACAAGTTCTTGCGTCAGGCTACATGCAATAGCCAAGGAGTCCGCAAAGTCATCATGAGAGTACGCCTCATCAGGAGCAGCCGCTGCAAAGTTTGGTCCTTTGTAGGTAACCTCAAGGTCAGTCATTTGTTGGTAGAAGCGCTTCCAAGTACGAAGTCTGCGGGTTTTAGCATGGGCAGGCCATGTGACCATTTTGCGCTGAATCAATGCTTGTAGGTGCTTCCATCGCTTGGACTGTTCACTGGGGCTAGAGGTAAGCGCCACAACTTCAGAGCGGGGCATCAATAGTTTAAGGCGCTGGGCTACTGCGTCTCCGACACCATTGCCGTCTACACCGATTGCAAGAACATCATAGTTTTGCAAAAAGTTAACAATCTGAAAGTACTGCTCTTCCCAGTCATCTCCCTGCATTTCTAACCAGTTAAGAATTCTATGTTCGAAGTACCCAAACTCATCGGGGCGTTCCCAGTCAACAAATACAACGGTAACAACGGTGGAGTCTGTCTTACGAGCAGGGTCGATGCCTACTACCACAGGAGTTTTATGCCATGACTTTACCAACTCAGCCGAGGTGTCCCCCAGTTCATCCATGATGGTGGAAGTAACGAACATACCGCGCTCTAACAACCACTTGCAGTTGTACGACATCTGGAACTCGTCCGAGTCCTCACCGATACGGAGCATCTCTTTACGTATGAACTTTTCGTAGTTTGCTTGGATCTTCGCAACGTCTTTCCAGTCCCATTGAAAATGGTTCTGCCTTGCATTACGGGTGGTCTGTCTACGCTTGTTTAGTTGAATAGAACGATAAAAGTTATTTTTAGAAGTTGTCGGAGTTCCTGTCTTTACCATTGTACCTGCGTAGTACGCAAGCATCGGAGAGATTGACTTCGACACAACAAAGTCGTCTGCCTCTTGACACTCATCGATAACAATGAGGTGGAACGACTTCGACTCGATTTTAGCGCGAGGGTTGGCGGTCATCATTGTGATGGTAGAGCCAGACTTCTTCAATTTAATTTGTCGGGTAACACCACCGACGCGAGCAGCGCTGTCGTCAATCTCTGGGTCACCAAGAATCTCAAGTGCACGCTCAGAGGTAAGTCGAGTAACAGTACGACCGAAAAGTGTTTCAGCCTGGCCTTCTGTCGGAGCAAACAACCCCACCCAAATTCCGTCTTTAAATTTACCTAGTAAGTCTGGGTATAACTTTGCAAGTCTAGGCAGCAGAATCATCAGTGTGGCTACTGTGTCAGCCACTGTCTCAGATTTGCCAGACTGACGTGAAGCAAGAACGGTGATTTCTTCGCCATCGTTAATGATGACGGACTCAATAATACGACGAGCCAGTGGCTTCTGATAAGGGTGTAGGTCATGCCCGACAAGCACCTTTAAGAAGTCCATGATCTTTTCGATCAGTTTGTTTACAAAGTCTTGAGATAACTCATCAAGTTCAACTTGGCTGTCACCTTCAACAGGCTTCTCTTCTTCATTGAGATAGAACTCGGGATTGATTTCCTCAAACTTATTCTCGTCATAGTTTTCCATGATTACAGTGTATGCTCAGATCTCTTTTTTAACTCTCTAGCAATAGCATAGAATGCTTCTGCACCCATAAGCACTTCTTCTAAATCGTCAGTGCTCTGTTCCCTTTGCCATATTGAAATATGTCGCCCAATCGTGTGCATCGACTGTTCCATCCACAGTATTAATTCTGGCGTAGAGATCTTCGAGACTCTCCTCTCCAGTTTGCTCTGGGGCTGGAGTCCATCCTGCTTCTTCCGTAAAATCATCGTATGTTACTTCCCTTAGTCCAAGTAATTGTTCTACTTCTTCTTGTTCCTTTACCCCACTCCATTTGCCGAATACTAACGCTTTATAACGGGGTAGTCTCAGTATGAAAGGGGTTGCTGATCGATAGGGTTCTTCAGATTCCTGTGTCCACCCACGAGTTGCAACTTTGTTTCCCCAATTATAAGGGAAATACGTGTACTGGATAAACCTGTGTTGTCCGATATTAATGAGCCGATTTCTATGCACTTTATCTCCGTTTAGTATTAAGAGGCTTAAACTTTGCGCCGTTTCCGTGGATCTGTGAACTTCGTGCGAGTTTGTAAAATGCTTTACGAGCCGTAGCAGAGATCTTAGAGACGTCAGCCACTCCACGAGGTTTAAAGTCTAAATACTTGTAGATGTACTTACCTTTAGATACACGGGCTTTAAATGCCGTCCACTCTGTAGGGGTAACCTCGTAGTAGTTGTAGAACGTTCCATCACGAAATACAACCGTAATCTTCTCTTCTTGAGCGTCATAACCTGCGGCTACTGTGCGCGGACGCTTCGGGTTGCTAGTAGACGTCGGAACTACTGTCAGTGCAGCAGGAGATTCGTCTTCATCATTTTCGGCGCCGTATGCACCAGGAATAAGTGGGTTATCTTCACCATAGGTGACATCTTCCCATTGACGTTGGTACGAGAGTTCTGCAGGAAGTCCTGCCATGTTGTTGTACTCTGTCTGACCTTCGTAGTATTCCATGGTGTCTTTAAGACTGATAATCTCTTGAAACTCTCCGAACTCACCTTTAGATGCGGCGGTGGGTAAGTTAACAAAAGGATTTTCTACACCTGTTATTTTTGCAATGCCCGCAGTTTGTCGGGATCCAAAACCGTAAAACGCTCCTAGTTGTTCTTGGGCAGACGGAAGCGCCATGCGAGTCTTTCGCATAGCGCTACCACCTGTTGGACGCTTTTTAGGCATTTACTTCTGGGTTATGCCCAAGGAGTAATTGTGATTGCAGCAGCAGCGGCAATGTTAGATGCGCCTGCAGCAACAGATTGAGTCTTAATTGTTCCTGATGTTCCCTTAACAGTTGGTGTACCTGTTGGAGAAGCAACTGCAATCGCAGTTGTGTTGTTAGAGACAAATGAAACTGTGTTTGTAGCGTTTGCAGTAACTGTCCATGTGCCATTAAGTTCTGTAGTTGTAGCATCTGCAAGACCTGCAATTGTAATGCTGGTACCTACGGGGAATGCTGCTCCAGCACCTGTTGCAGTAACAGTTGCTGTTGCTGAACTAGCAGTACGTGCAACTGCAGTAATTGAAATTGGTGTGTTAGTTGCTGAACCTGCAGTAGTGATTGTCATTTCAGCATCTTGTAATCCATCAACTGCGTTTGCAGTAGTAAATCCTAAAACATTTGGAACAACGATGTATGCAACTCCACCTGAAATTTTTCCTGTGGTGTTTGGAGTGTAAAGCGGAAACCCATTCCAACCTGCTTCTGCAATTTGGTGGTTATCTAAACCATAGGTTAACTTGTTGCTTACTCCACGCTCATCGTTTGGTTGAAGAGGCATGTTGCCCCATACAAAGTCAACGACAGGGCGCCCTGCTGTGTCGGTCAAGTGACCGTCATTATTAGTAGCCATTTACTTCCTCACAATCATGATTGGTTAATTCGGTCTCTAGAAGTACTTCTTCGCAGTCGCGACATTTAAAGAAGCGTATGTTGTCTAATGCGGCATGTAAGGAGTCGGAGTGTTGTTCGGTGTACTCCATCCGAGGTGAGGCTAACACTTCGGCGGGAAACGGTCCTCTAGGGCTGTGCGCTACCGATGGTACAGCATGACCCTGCACTGCGAACTTGCGAATGAGTGTCATTTTATTCAGCAGTCTTTTTAGGCGCTACTTTCTTAACAGCCTTCTTTAATTCATCTTCAGTTTTTTCAATAATGTCATCAATACGATCATGACTTTTTTCAACCTCAACTAAAGGCGCCTCAACAGGTGCCGTAGCAGCGGGGGTTGAAAGCGCTGAAAGAGCAGAGGTCAGTTCCTCAGCATGTGAGTCTGTTGTTTTAAGAAGCCCTGCTTTTTTGCGAGCGTTTAAGAATGAAGGCAAATGAGTCTCGCAGTAATGAATCGCATGTGACTTGTTGATCTCGTATGTGTACATGGCGTCTTTAACGCAGTTTGCACATTTCATGGGTATTGCTCCAATCCAAGGTTCACGTTATATCCACCAGTCATTGGTCCTGGGCGTGAAGGGTCTGGCATAAGTGTATCTAATTCTAAGCGTTGGTCATCCGAAACGTCAGGATGATGTGCCAAAGCCTGGGTACGGCTCCAAAACTCAGGAGGGTACATACCAAAGTTTCTTAGTATTTGACCGTTAGTAGTGGTCACAGGTTGAGCGGCTGTCTTTATTGCAAAGTCCAGCATGTTTTTATCTTGAACAGTAAGGGGTGGGACGCGGGTATTGTAACCAGCAAAGAAGTGGTCGTAGGACTCGTCGTCCCGATTAATTTCCCCTGCCATAATTACTTACGTCTTGGCTTAGTTCCTGGAGCCGTTGGTTTTGCTCCACGAGGCTTAACGGGTACAGGCTTTACTGCTGCTCCTGTAATGGGGTGAATTGCTGTCTTGTACTTTAGTGTTCCTGGCATGGGTGCTCCTGTCGTTGACGGTGTGATTGGCGATTGTATACGATAACCAGGGGTTGGCGCCCCTGTGTTATATGGTGTCGGTGTTTCTTGTTTTACAACACCACGTTGTATTTGCTTCGGTTGGTGCGCGGTTTGCATAGCCATGGCTCTTTTGTAGTTTTCTTTTGCATGGGAATGCAAATCTCCCAGAACAGAGTCAATCTTGTTTACAACCCAGTCTCCTGGATTAATGCTGCTGGTTGATGGCACTATGCTCATGTCTTTAATTGTCCTTTAAATCTTGTTCAGTTTTGTCCTCAATGTGATGTAAGATTTCTAAGTGGTCTTCAATCCGAGCAAGGCGGTCTACCACTTTTTCAAAGGTCTTAAGAATGCGCTCTTGGTTGGAAAACAACTTATCTACAACGTCTTTTGTGGACTTACCTCCATTGTTGCTTAACTCGCCATCAAGTTTATTAAGGCGCTCCATGACACCAGGGATACGGTCTCTTCCTGGTTCTGCTTCCTCGCCCGACCAATCCCTCATGAATTTGTCAATCCATGTGCTAAAACGTCGGATCTTGTTATGTAAGGGTTTGAAAATCTGATAGAGAGCAACGATGGCGGCAAGAACGCCGCCAATCGCTGTCAGTGTGATGGCGAGATTACTGTTCATAATCTAGATGTAGAACCTGTTTACTTTGTAGCGGCTGCGTCTACTGCTTTCGTTGCGTCAGCAACAGCAGTGTCTACAACAGATGCCACGATAGGTGCAGGGACATCTACATCTTTTGCGATGGTGTTTACAAGACTCTTGGTATTAACCTTTGCAATTGCAGGTCCGATAAGACCAGCAACAAAAGCAAAGAGTACGTCTGTGTATGATTTATGTGCGCGGTAGTCGGCTACTGCGAGTGATGCTGCAGAACCTGCGGTTACATAGACATAGTGCTCAATGTAAGCCTTTGTTTTTTTGGTTAATGTGATCTTCTTCATGTGTCTCCTTTAGTATGCCCTCAAGAGAATTATGGCAAACAGGTTCTGGAAAAAGAGATTAAATAGGGCGCCAGTTTTTGTTGATAATCTGAGAGTCTCCTGCGGATGTGGAGTTCACAGACTCACCTTCTACACCTTTTCCTGGTCCTGCCCATGTAACGATAGATGGGTTGGCAACAGACTTAACAAATGGCTCAACATATTGAAAGTGTTGCTTAATACTTGTGCGGTTGTTAACTTTAAGAACTTTACGGTTAAGTTGCTTACTCATGCGGGGCTGCCACCAGCCGCGCCTGCAGCAGACGCTGCGGTGCCTCCTTGACCGAGACCGTTTGCAATTCCCAGACCCATGGCACGTTCTGCAATTGCTTGTGCAGGATACTGAGCAGCAGGTACAGATGTAGAGGTTACAAGATTGCCAGCACCCATTGCTGATACTTGATACGGGTAGACAGCATTGCTACTTCTATTACCCACGTACCCTGATTCACGACGTTGTGATCTCTCTGCACGCATGCGCTGTGACGCCTCTACACGGTTAGCATTTTGCTCTACTGCTTTAGATAAGTTACTCACTTTGTCGCTCACGATCTTGCTTTAGGTCTTCAGGTTGAACACTCGGCCCAACACTGTAGTTTCCATACGTACCGTTGGGTCCACCAAACATACCTAGACCAACGTGGTCTTGAAACTCTGGTACAGATAGATTATTGATCGCCATGTTTAAGGTGTCCTTCTGGATCGTAGATCTCTACAGATTGTAGAGTTAACTTGTAACCAGTGTCACGCGCATGATGCCCACAAAATAACAACTCTCCTGTAAGAAGGCGTGCTCGTACTTTTGCTTGGGCGCCACACTTGTCACAGCGATCTAGGGCTGTAAATTCCGCTTGAACTTTGGTAACTGTAGTCACTGTCATAGTTTGCTCCCTTTTTAGCGCAATGTGTTGGCATACTATACCCATAGACAGATACAGTTCTTCATTTGTTTGCACCGTATGTGGGAAACACTATGTGGTGCCATCTTTGGCACGGCACTGCGAACTAAAGCATGACAGAGAAACTGACCCTAAAAACTACTAGTCAGCCTGAATGCCCATTGTTTCTAAGTAGAGGTCTTTCTCTGACATAATGTAATCGTGTATTTGTGCTTTACGAGCAGCAATCTGCTCTTCCGTCTGCTTGATTATTTCTTCTTCCAATTCATCTTTATGCTCTTCGTATTGTTGAATCGCATAATCTAATACTGATTGAGCAGTAGCCGCTTTAATTTGGGCATCTTCCCAGCGCTCTGTTGCTCGTTGTTCTTTTGATTTAAGAATGTACTCTTCTTGTTCGATCTTCTTTTTCAAGATCTTTTCTTGTGCTTTGCTCATTTTGATCCTCCCCATCCTCCACCACGGAAGATGACTGCAGGAGGAGTATAGTTCTTTACCATGGAGCCACCGCACTCAGCACATGTTGGCTCGTGTGTTGCGTCATACGCAAGGTGCATCTCTACTTGAGAGTTACATTTATTACATTTGTAGTCGTAGACTGGCATAGTGCTCCTTATTATGCTTCTTGAATATAAATCCGTGTTTCTCCACCCGAGTACACGTCGTACTCTTTGGCGGCATCAATTGCCCGTATCATTGCATCTTGTGCAGTAAAGATGTTGGTAAAAATACTTGAATCTGATTCTGCAATAACAGCAAGTGCGCCCTGAGCAAAGTCTCCGCCAGACCCAGAAGTGATCGTTCCACGAGTCTCTCGGTCAAAAGAGTAATCGTCATCAATAATGTACAGCGTTCCTTGAACAGCGACCAAGAACACAGACTCATGAGTTGCATACTCAGAATCATCTTTCATATCGTAACCTGAGTCGATAAAAAGTTGGCGCATTTTAGGAATGAATGTACGAGCCATCCAGTAGTCTAATTTTTCCACAGTCATGCGTCGAGCAGGTTTAGGTGCAACCCATGCTTTTTGCATCAGGTCAAGACCACGACCCATTCCGCACCCAGCAATAAGGATGCCGTTGTTATCGTAGACCTTGTCACCTTGCATGAGCAGTCGTTTTGCATCGTTGTAAGTGCCCTGAGTGTCAGCACCCATAACTACCCAACCATCACCCTGTATAGCCGCAATTGTTGTCAAAGTGCCCTCCTAGAGCGTTTTTCTCGTACCTGAAGGATACCAGAATTACTGGTAAATTAATCGGAAGGCTAGATCGCCTGGAGTAGTTAAATAGTCAGGTTTGTCCGAAATGGTGACCCCAGCCTGGTCATAGCAGTGGTCGACCAACTCTGAACAGATAAACCCGTCTTTTTCAGCCAAACGGCGTAAAACGTACATATTGGATAGCAACTTAATACCCAGAATACGGAGGGCAAGAACCAGTATGGTAAAGAAGTCATAGGGCTGTCCTACCGCTTTATGAGCCGCCGCCACAATTGCTGTTCTTTGGTCGATGTTGAGGCCTTCGTGCTTGTTCCATGCGATGGTTCCCTCGGGGTACTTAGTCACAGGGGAAATCTGGACACCTTGTGGGTTAGCCTCAATGATTTGGCCATTTCCTATGTAAATGACAGCATGGTTCCATCGACTGAGAGTTCCCAGTCTGATTAACTTGCCAAAGAATCCGTGGGTATAGACAACGCCGTAGTCTCCGTACATAGGTGTGTAAGCCACTACTTGTCCTCGCTGATTAGGTTATGGATGTACTTTTCTGCTTCAAAGTCTGCGGCTGCTGCATGGTGAATGCCCCCAACACCTCTATGGTGCTTCTCGCACAGCCACTCAAGATTGGCGGCGCTTTCAACCCACGCACCCACCTCATCAGGGTTGCTCACTCCTGGGTAGTCTTTCTCCAGAATCGACAGATCCACAGAGTTCATAAGGCTAAACTCAATATGGCTATGGTGCAGTTCTAACCCGCCATCGCATTCTGAGAAATCTCCACGTCCCTGACCAAACGCACATACAGCGGTCTTTTCAGTTTTACGTCGATATGCATTGAAGTCCTTGTAGTGAGGGTCATCTGCCCGCTCAGTGTGGTCTGGAAAGTGCATTACATAATGGTTGGAAATCTTTTGGTCATGCTTGTCTGGCATCGTGTCCCCTTGATTTGCGCCCTGGGGTTAATGGTATAGGATGGCCCCATGAGTCATATCGTTAAATTGTCTAAAGAAGAAGTACGCGCATGCGCGGATGTTGCTCTTAACCGCTGGATGATAAAGTTTGGCAGTATTGATCGCCCTAATTACGCGGGAGACAACAAAGCAAAACTAGAGCCAGAAATTGCAGCCAATGTTCGCACTATTGTTGCAGAGTACGCTGTTGCCAAGTTATACAAGAAAGCATTTACTTTTCCCTTTTACCCCAATGCAGAGCACTCGTACCGTAAAGACATCGCAGATGTGGGTACAAACATTGAGGTTAAATCAATTAGAACTAAAGATGAAATCCCTGTGTTCCCTAAAGATATTCGTGAGGGATGGGTTCTTGTAGGTGCGCGTGTGCTTGATCGTGATTACTACTCAGAGGTAGAAGTCTTTGGTTGGCTTCATATGGAGGAAGTACAGCGCGATGAATGGATTTATGCACCTGAAGGTTCATGGCGCATTCCGTTAGATCAATTTAATGAATCGTTAGACATCCCGTACTCTCCTGCGGCGCTCGTTGCGCCTGCTGTGGGGTGAGTACTTGCCATTGGTGATTGGTTAGCCATCTTAAATGCTTGACCGCCCCAAACATCCATATCCATTTTATTGTGCTGACCAAACTGTGCACTCGATAGATTGAGCACTAAAATCCTGTTTCTAAGTCATGATGCTCAACAGGGAGCAAAGTATTTTTACCCAGACGCTGTGCAACAGCCAGACGATGATGACCATCAATTAACGTTTTTGTACCATTAGTGTTGTGCCACAAGTGAACTGGCTCTTTTACACCCTGCTGTTGGATTTTATCTGCAAGACCCGATGCCTGAGCCTCTCGATACTTTTTGTTCATCAATGAGCGTGGACCGCCTTCATGGAACACAAGGTCACCCATTTCATGCTTACCGAGTTCACCTGCGGTCATGAACATGGGAAGTTGTTCAAACTGTGGTTTCGATAGCATCGTCTACCTCGCATATACATTTACAGGAGTCAACGCTGCACACACCATCGATGATTTGATGGAAACAGAGGTTGCAGGTGTTAGGAGTGTTCATGGTTAAAATGGTCAGATCCTATCGTTGTGTAAGGTGTCGATTCTGCTCATACACCTATTATCGCCAATTAAAACGATAAGCGCCTGATAAAATGGGTTATTCTTCCAGAAACGAGGACGTATGACTAGTGGTGTTGACATTGTTAATATTGCTCGTACCCAACTGGGGTTTGTAGAAGGACCCAATAACCAGAACCCCTATGGGGAGTGGTACGGTCTGCCGAATGAATCCTACTGTGCCATGGGGGTTAGTTGGGTATTTGCTCAAGCAAACGCTTCTCACCTTGTTGCTGCACAAACTCCTAAAGGATTCGCATACTGTCCTGCTGGACTTACATGGTTTCAAAAAAACAAGCAGGTAGTAGATAAGTACTCTGCACTTCCAGGAGATATTGTCTTTTTTTCCTGGTCTGGTAATGGCGTTGCAGACCATGTCGAGATTGTCGAAGCAGCGTCAAAAGACGGACTAACGACAATCGGATTCAACACAGGCCCAGAGTCTTACACAGGTAACCAAGCCAATGGTGATGGGTGCTATCGTCGTCATCGTCCATATCTTTATGTGCTTGCTATCTGCCGCCCTGCATACACAGGAAGTTCAACTCCTACCAAGTCATTGGGGCAGAACAAGACTGTAGCCGCAGGTGTTGCGGGGGCTACTGCGCTCACAGGCGGCGGAGTTGCTGCTATCCACAACGCAAATGGAACAAGCACACCTGTGCCCACTAAGGCTCCCACCGTTATTGTTGCTCCACCATTCCCAGGATCCGCTGTGTTTAAAGCAGGCGCCAAGGGCAAAGTAGAGTTAGTAGTGGCTAAGGCATTGGCTAATGCAGGGTTAATGCCTGCTAACTTAGTCTCTAGTGTTTTGACAGAAGAAGAAATTGCGCTCATTCCTGTGTACCAGAGTCTATACCCAGGACTTAAGAAGTCTAAAGGTAAGGGAATCGATGCCCAGACATACACCTCGATGGTTGCAAAGGCTAATGAATGAAGTATTTCCAACGCATATCTGACTGGTGCGCTGTTGCTTTTGGTTCTCCGTGGTTCTTAATCTTCCATATGGTCTTCTGGACATTCTGGATGATCTTTGCAACCTTTGATCCGTATCCTTTTAACTTGTTGACATTAACAGTGTCGCTGGAGTCCATCTTGCTCTCTGGCTTGCTGTTGAACGCAACTAATCGCTCTGGTGAGAAAGACCGCCAGATCATGGATGTCACATTAAAATTAGACCATCAGACACACACAATGATCCGAGAGATGTGGGAGAAGATGCAAGATGGCAATTAAATTTAACTTTACGAATCCTGTGCACCTAGCGATATCGAGTACTGCTGCAATGACCACCTGGGCTTCCACAGGCTACTCCACAGACCCTAAGCACCTAGTAGCAGTTGCAACAGCGGCTATTGCAGGTTCTGCATCTCACTCGACAGACTCATCATCACCTAACGTGACAGCGGACTCGCACATCGTTACACCTTACGCAAATAACCTCGAGGATTAAACCTCTTCGTCAATTTCCTCGGTGTGGCTATCAATCTGAACTTTAGTCGTTCGGCGTCGATGCGTTCTAATTGCATGACAGTTAGCGCACACAATGTCACATTTGGCTAATTCTTCCTCAATCTCTTCTAAACTATTGTTTCGAATCATTTTAGAGACATTAACCTCTTTGGTTCCCCAAACATGGTCTGCCTGCAGCACGTAGTACGGGTGCTCGTAGAAGTGCCCTCGCCGTTTGCAGTCAGCGCACCCACGTGACTCTTTATAGTTAATGATGTATTGGCGAAGTCTCTCTCGGTACGAGATTGCCCGTTCCCGAGTCTTGGCCTTCTGACCATCACTGAAGTGGTATGAGAGTGTGCTTTTAGAACACCCTGTGATCTTTGCTATTTGGCGAAATGACTTGCCCTCTGCACGCAGTTCAAAGATCCACTGTAGTTGAGTCTTTTCTTCGTCCTTTTCGATTTTATTCTCCAAACGCGCCCTAAGTTCTTTTTTCCTTGAAACCGAGGTCTGTATTTTATCGGCACGACCAGCAGTAGTACGGGGTACGTTGCTCTGACTTAGTAATCACAATAGTGATACCGCACTTGGAGCAGGTAGCAAACACCTCGTTGTATCCTAATACAGGGGGAAGTGGGCGATGCCAGTCTAGGTCTTCGCCTCTGAGTATCTTCTGAATAGTATGTAGTAGTCCCATGGTTACGATAATACCATCATGATGACCGATATCGCATGACAGGGGTATGCTGTCTCACACTTGGTGCAGGTGGTGTTATCTGCACTGGGAGCATGTCTCTGGACGGCGCTCTTCATCGCATCGGCAAAATATGCCGCACCCGCCTTGGGATCATTGGCGATTACTTCAATCTTGGCGAGTAGTTCTTCCTGTGTCATTTAGACCAATCTTTCTCGATATAGATAAACCAGTGGATAAAGAGTATATTGAAACTCTTCTCTCGGGGCATGTAGGCAATAGACAACCCCCATGAATCAGAGGTCACGATACCTATTCTCACTGTGACTCCTGGCCCGTGATGGCTTCCGATAACTCTCTGACTAAAAAGTACATTGCTTTTTTTACAAGTACTGTAGCGTTGGGATATCGTCCATGTTTGTCGTTAAAGTTTTGTAACGCCATCAGTGCGGTTGATTTTGCTAATAGTTCTTCGTTTGTCATTTTTACTCCTTATTAATTGATTTTCCATTGTCACAAACAAAACAGTACCAATCTGCCCACTTACTATCCCATGATGCTGCACTCTTGCATTGAGTGCATACGGGAGCCTCAGTAGCGGGCTGTGGTGTCTGGCTCACTTTAACTCCTTAATCTCTCATCATTAGCCATGCACAAAAAGCCGAAAATGCAAAAACCATTCCCATAATGCACACTACTGTAGCGTTGTCGCTCACTGTGACTCCTTTACTTGTTGTTCAATAGCCTCTGCCCACTTCTGATAACCCTCGCAAAAGTTCATGGTAGGCAATTCATCGTGGGTCATAGTCCGTGCCTCACAATGTGCACGGCATCTGCTAATCCATCGGCATAGGTAAGGTTCTCGGGGTTGTCTGTGTGTTGCCATACTTGCGCGAGATCTTGGGCGATTTGTTCGCGTAGATTGACATGACCGCATTGTGCATCAAACTGTCCTTTATTGACGCAGGGACCGTCGCACTCACTCTGGCGCAAACGCACTAACTTAGCGGCGTATCGCATTCCTGCAACCCAGTAATCATCCTCATCGGACATGATAGGACCTACTTGGGTGGCTGCCTCAATCTGTTGGGCGATATCTTCTAACTCATTGTTCGTCATCGTTGATCCTTGGTGAAAAGTCGAGTGGACGGGTCTTTGTTGGGTGGCTCTTATTGTAGGCATCCTGTGCTGTACGGACTACATAGTACACACCAAATCCCGCAAGAGTAAGTGGCCAGATAATGCCACTGATAACTCCTACATACAAGGCGATGACAACATCCAAGATATCGTCGGGGTCTTCCTGAATAAAGCGTATCGCTGCAACAGAAAGCGCCACGATGCCCGCAAGAGCGAGATACCACACAGGAACGTACACAGAGCCGCCGCCTGTGCCAACAGGGATGATAGTAATCATCGGCTTTCGATAATCTTCTTAAAGTAGTGAACTACTTCGCAGTCCTCATCACAGAGGTTATGAGTAACAATTCCAGCGTACATGTGGGACGCAGTAGACATCAAAATACTGTGCGCCAATTGCTCATCAATAGTGAAGTCAACATACTTCGCCCACGGCTTTCTTAATGTGTATCCAAAGAGATTCATGGCGCATACACTACCACATCTACAGGGGCGCGGAATTTCTTCGATTTGGGGCGTGTCTACTTACGCTATGTTCTCGTTTTTTGGCCAACTACGAGATTTAACAACTCTTAATTATCATTAAGTACTATGAAACATGAAATGAAACTTATCTAGGTTGCAGGTTTGTGCACTGTAGTGCAATTTATAACAACAATTTTGTGCACTCTAATGCACAAAGCCTCACCCAAGCACCAGTGGATGGCATAAACTCCGCTGTGCGCGTAACCGCGCCATGGTGTGATCTTGCGATGAGGCTTGTGTCAAGAGTAATGACGAGTATCCGCGAATTACACGCCACTACACTCTCCTGCTAGGGTCGACCTAGTCAGATAGTGAATTGTAACAAGAGGTTACTGCAGTTGCAAGTTTTTGTGCATTCTTTCGATAAATGCCAAGTACGCCCACTTCTCTTCCTCGGTGTGCTCGTTCCAGGGCTTCTCTAATTCAGGTAGTTGATTCATACCTTAATTATAACATAATGTTATAAAACTGTTACTTACTCCAGATATCGGGTTCTGCCTCAATCGTCTGGGCGATTATCAGTGGGTCTTTAATAACTTCCATATGCTTGGGGGAGCATATACACGTACAGAAGTCATCGTTGCAGACGCTATAGGTCATGCCGTGACCGCACTTGGTACAGATCATAATTGGGCGCTGCCTGCGGTGGGGGTGTCCTTCGACGCTTCTCCAATATGAAATTGCGCGTTTCGCAGGATAGAGACCTGCTCGGAGCGCTTATATGCCTTCTTACTGGGAACCGCACCCGCCGCATTGCTACGGCGCAACTCTTGTACTTTGCGTACTTTATCTTTAGCCATTATTGTTTCTTAGCCCCTTTCACAATAGAGCGGCGATTTCTTTTCCTAATTTGCTCATTTAAAGGGCAATTCTTCTTGGTGACCAAACTGCTGTTTGTTCAGGTTCTGCTTATGGCTGAGTGTGGAACGAATTAATTCACTGCCCGCCTTCACCAGACTAGGGTCGAGTTTCGCGTGACGCTCATGCCCCGCTGCCTTGCTGAACCAGTGCTTAGCGCCCTGTATTTCGATTTCTGCGTGTGCGGGGGTCATCAGGTTTGTGGGGTCAACCTCTACCTGGGGTCTGCCGAGGGCTTTATTAACTTTATTAACGAGGGGTGCGCTGTGCTTACTCAAAGACACA